AATGGCGGGATCAGGCACGGAAGAAACCGAAGATCAGAAAGCCTTTGTTCGCAAACAGGCCGGTCGTGAAGACTATGGTCGCAGCAAGCCTGCTCCGAAGCCTGAGCCGAAAAAAGCAACTCCTAAGTCCAAACCGGATGCGGTGACGAATGAACTAATTGGAAAGTTCCGCCAACAAACTGAAGACGAAGTCAGCAGGCAAAAACTTTTCGATAATGTTGAAAACCGGGCGATTTTGGAATCGGACAAACAAGTTGCTGATCGTAAGAAACAAGACGATGCGATGCCAGCAGAAGATTCAGCGGCTCGTAGGTCATCACAAGGAGGTCGCGGTATGACAAGACCCAATGAAGCAGACATTCCTTATGAAACCACTCCTCCTGCACGGCAACAAAAGTCGTTTGGAAGCAGGGTTCTTGATTCGCTGACTCAAGGTGGTGCGGGAGATATTCGCAATATGCTGGGATCTGCGGCTCCTACGGTTGCTCGGGGTTCAAAGTCTATTGCAGATATATACAAAACCATGCGTGAAGGCAAACGCCGAGCCGCACTGGAAAAGGCTGGAAAACCCACTGGAAGGCGCAATGCAGATGTTGAGCGCATGGAAAGTGAAGCACCGGCTCCAATTACCCCAAAGATGCCGCGCCGTCAGGAATCTCTTGGTCCGCGTGACTTAGATGAGTTGCGGATGTCTGGCGAAGGAATGGGCTTTAAGAAAGGCGGCAAGACCAAGAAATATGCACAAGGCGGATCGGTTTCTGCCCGTGCTGATGGTATTGCCAAGCGCGGTAGAACTAACTGCAAGGTGTATTAAATGGAAAACCCGATTCGCAAACCCACTGCTGCGGAACAAAAGCGTCTTGATCGTGGACGCAAGATGATCCGGGGCGGAAACAAAGCACTCAATGACCCGTTGTCGCGCTTCTTCCCTTCCGACAGGTATCAGGCTCGGAATGAAATGAAACTTGGTCAGGAAGAGTTGGACACGGTTCCTGATAATGCTCGTAACTACGATGCGTATCAGGCCATGACCTACATGAAAGAAGGTGGGTCGGTCAGTTCTGCGTCTAAACGCGCAGATGGTTGCGCTCAACGTGGCAAAACCAAAGGGAAGATGGTGTGAGAGCATCACGGGGCATGGGCATCATCAACCCGAAAAAGATGCCCCAAAACAAGCGCCGCAAAGACGGGGATATGTTCTCCGTTTATGCGGAGGGCGGTGATGTTTCTCGTGTAAACGAATCAGGAAACTACACCAAGCCTGGAATGCGTAAGGCATTGTTCAACAGGATCAAGGCTCAAGCTGTTCAGGGAACTGGTGCAGGGGAATGGTCCGCGAGGAAGTCCCAGCTTCTTGCCAAGCAGTACAAGGCTAAGGGCGGGTCTTATCGTGACTAAGCCTTCTCAACAATCTCTCAAAGACTGGACAGCCCAGAAATGGAGAACCAAGAGTGGCAAACCTTCGTCCAAGACTGGTGAGAGATACCTTCCTGAAGCTGCAATTCAATCTCTTACTCCTGCCGAGTACGCTGCTACTACTCGTGCAAAAAGGGCTGGCAAAGCTGCGGGGAAACAGTTCGTAAAGCAACCCAAATCGATTGCTCGTAAAACAGCGAGATTCAGATGACCACTTCCGGAACCACAGCGTTTAACCTCGATTTCACAGAGCTTGCCGAAGAGGCTTGGGAACGTGCTGGTCGGGAGATGCGATCAGGATATGACCTGAGGACTGCTCGCAGGTCCATGAACCTCCTGACCATCGAATTTGCGAACAGAGGTATTAACCTGTGGACGGTTGAGTCTGGGTCGCAGGTTCTTACGCCCGGTGTTGCGACGTACAACCTCCCGGCAGACACAATCGACATCATTGAACACGTTATTCGAACCAATGCAGGCAATGCAACACTTCAGTCAGACCTCACAATCTCTCGCATCAGCGTTTCAACGTATGCTTCTATTCCTGCAAAACTTACGCAGGGCAGGCCGATCCAGATCTTCGTGGAAAGGCTCAGAGATCAACCCAGGATCACTCTTTGGCCGGTTCCTGACTCCTCAGTCCAATACACCCTCTTCTACTACCGTCTCCGAAGAATTCAAGACGCGGGTACGGGTGTCAATACCCCTGACGCACCGTTCCGATTCTTACCTGCAATAGCAGCAGGTTTGGCGTATCACATTGCGATGAAAACGACCGATCTGGCTGGACGGGTTCAAATGCTGAAGGCAGAGTACGACGAACAGTTCAACCTTGCCGCAGGGGAAGACCGAGAGAAGGCTTCTGTCCGATTTGTTCCAAGGGCTTACGGGATCAGGTCGTGAGTAATAAGTTTGCAAGCCGCGACAGGCCAATATCTGAGTGTGACAGATGCGGGTTTCGTTATAAGCTACGAGAACTCAAAGAGATCATCATTAAAAACACGCCGGTCAACATCCTCGTTTGTCCGGAGTGTTGGGAACCAAGTCATCCTCAGTTGAAGCTCGGGAGTTTCCCGGTTGAGGATCCGCAGGCAATCAGGAACCCAAGGCCAGACTTCACTGGGTATCCACAAAGCAGGGCGCAGATTGTTCCGTTGTTTGGGGAGCAGCTTGCTGGTGAAATTGGCGTATTAACAGTTGTTATTTCGTGAGGCAAAAATGAAGCACAGTGACGTTAAAATGGACAAGGCAGTCGTAAAGAAAGCCGTTCACAAGCATGAGAAGTCCATGCACCCTGGTAAGCCTCTTACCAAGCTTCAGAAGGGTGGTGGAATCAAGATTCGTGGAACGGGTGCAGCAACTAAGGGTACGATGGCCCGAGGACCGATGGCGTGAACTACGCTGATCTAAAGACCGCTGTAAGGGACACCTTAGAGGTCAACATCCCGGACTCCGTGTTGGATACGCTCACCGAACAGGCAGAGCAAAAACTCTACAACACGGTTCAGCTTTCGTCGCTCAGGCGAAACCAGACAGCGACCCTGTCGGCAGGAAACAAGTATCTTGCTGCGCCAGGGGATTTCCTGTCTGTGTACTCTTTGGCTGTTGTTACAGGTGGGACGTTAAGCACCGGATCGTTCAGCTATCTTTTAAACAAAGATGTGAACTTCATCCGAGAGGCTTATCCAACGCCGAATGCAACGGGTGTTCCAAAGCATTACGCGATCTTTGGTCCTGCTTCTGACAACTCAAACGAGTTGACCTTCATTCTTGGGCCAACCCCTGATCAGGCGTACCCGGTAGAGCTTCATTACTACTACTACCCGGAGTCAATCGTTACCGCAAGCACGACATGGCTTGGGGATAACTTTGACACTGCGCTTTTAAACGGTGTCCTCATGGAAGGCATCAGGTTCATCAAGGGCTCACAGGAGATGGTGAAGCTCTATGAAAGCCTGTACTTGCAGTCCATCACTCTTCTCAAGCAACTTGGCGATGGGAAGCAGCGCATGGATGCATATCGTGACGGTCAGGTCAGAGTAGAGGTGAAATGATGCTGACCGCAGGAATGTGCAACAGCTTCAAGGAAGAACTCCTAAAGGGTATTCACGACTTCCTGACCGACACTTTCAAGATTGCGCTTTACACAAACAGCGCAACGCTTGATGCAAACACAACCGTTTACACAACTTCAAACGAAGCATCAGGCGGCGGATACACGGCAGGAGGAAACACCCTGACCGGAGTTACGGTAACGCTGTCGCAAGGAATTGCCTTCGTTAGTTTTTCCACGACAACGTGGACAGCAAGTAACTTCAGTGCCAGGGGGGCGCTGATTTACAATAGCAGCAAAGCAAACAGGGCTGTGGCAGTTTTTGAGTTTGGGGAAGTCAAAACGGTATCAAGTGGAAACTTCCAGATTCAATTCCCAGCCAATAACCCGACTGATGCAGTCATTCGAATCGGATAAAGGATTTCAAAATGTCTATTGCAAAAGCCAAATCAACCGATCAGGTGACTGCTTCGGTTGTTCGTAATTCAAGGCCCACCGAGTCAGTAAAGGCAGGTGGGGTGTTTGCCATTGAGTGCATCGATAAAGATGGCAATCTCAAGTGGAAGGCGGAGTCTAAGAACCTCGTAGTAAACCAAGGTTTGCAGACCATGAATGCGGTGTATTTCACCAGCGGTACGCAGATCACCACTTGGTATATTGGCCTGTATGGTGCGGCTTCGTCGAACAACCCAGCAGCAGGTGACACAATGTCGTCTCATGCAGGTTGGACAGAAGTTACCGCATACAGTAACGCCAACCGACCCACGGCAACCTTTGCCACACCGACGACGGCTGACCCTTCGGTTGTCACCAACTCTGCTTCACCTGCGTCATTTAGCATCAACGGCACGGCGACTGTTGGCGGGGCGTTCCTGACCTCCAATAACACCAAGGGCGGCACGACTGGTACGCTGTTCTCTGCGGCGGACTTTCAATCGCCGGGCGACAGGAGTGTGGTGAACGGCGACACGTTGAATGTGACCTACACGTTCTCGCTTGATGCGGCGTAATTAGTTGTAGGCACCCAGAACAGGGTGGGACTAGACACCCGCTTCGGCGGGTGTTTTTCTGGAGAGCACATGATCAAGATCGACTTCCAATTTGAGACCCCTCATGGCAAGTTCGCTGATGCTCTGCATCTTCCTGACGACCACACGTTCACGGAAGCAGAGATCCAAGCCATGAAGGAACAGCGCCGGGACAACTGGATCGCTATTGTGACCGCGCCTCCGGTTGAGGAGCCTGATACGACCAAAGAGATCGCAGGTGAGGTGTATCAGAAGCTGGAGGGCGTCCCGCCTGCGGGAGCCAAGTTGATCGAGATCGAAGGCGTCTGGTACTACAAGGTGTAAACAATGGCAAACCGCTTCTGGGTTGGCGGGGACGCGGATTGGGATGCTAATGCCGACACCAAGTGGGCCTTGACCTCTGGTGGTGCTGGAGGTCAAGCCGTCCCTACTGCTGCGGACGATGTGTTCTTCGATGCAAATGACGGCAAGGGCGGTGCCGCCAAATGCACGATCAACGGTTCTCGGGTAGCAAAGTCCATCAATTGCACTGGGTTTACAGGCGAATGGGCAGGGACAAACACGCCAGCACTGACCATATCAGGATCTCTTACCCTGTCAGCCGGGATGACGGTTACATACAACGGCGCAACCACATTCAACGGCACGGGTACACTGACCAGTGCCGGGAAGTCGCTGGGTCCGGTAACGATAAGCGGTGCTGGTATTACGGTCACTCTTGGTGGTGCGCTGACATCGTCTGGAGCGATTGCTGTTACGCAAGGCACGTTTGACACTGCTAACTACAACGTTACTGCCTCCTCCATATTATCCAGCAACAGCAACACCCGCACGATCAATCTTGGATCGTCTACTGTGACATTAAGCACTGGAGCAAATGCAATAGATTTTGCAACCAATACAAATTTAACTTTTAACGCTGGGACATCGACGATTGTTTGTACTTTAGGTGGCGTTACCTTGCGCGGGGGAGCAGTATCTGCTACGGGTGTTACGTTTTACAACGTGTCTTTCACAGCAACGTCAGCCGCAAATATCAGTATTGACTCATCAAACACCTTCAATAATTTAACAATAACTGGTCCAGTTTCTGCCGGAGTTGTTCAAGTCATATTCAACTCCCCTCAAGTCATCAACGGCACTCTCTCCACAACTGGCACCGCAGGCAACCGTCGCGTTTGGTTCCGTGGTATTACTTATGGCATTGCCCAAACCATCACTGTTAACACCACTCCCAGCCTGACCGACGCTGACTTCCGAGACATCTACGTTGTTGGTACTGCTGCACCGATCAGCGGTACGAGGGTCGGAAATCTAGGTGGATGCAGGGGCATCACGTTCAGTACGCCCAAGACAGTGTACTTTCGCTTATTTGGTGGTGGTTATAATTGGAACTCTAGCACAAGCTGGTCGCTAACTAATTCAGGCAGTGGTAGCGTAGACAACTATCCACTCGCGCAGGATACAGCCGTTTTTATTGGATCATATTCGTCTTTTAAAAAATATATTGACGCCGTGGCATTGTCGTCTATAGACGCATCAGCCGCTACAGGATCAATCACTATTAGCAGGACCTTTGGGTCGGCCACTCTCAACACTAATGCGTTTTATGGATCCTCATTAAAACTAAGTTCATCAGTGTCGATTGGCGGAACAGCAGCATTAAACTTTGCTAACCGAGGCACAATCACTATAACAACTGCCGGGAGATCACTTTTTTCCATTATAGTTGACTCATACGGTGGCCTAGTCGAACTTACTGATGCGTTGTTATTCCAGTCAGGAGGAACTCTTACTGTCACCAACGGCACGTTCGACACCAAAAACTACAACGTTACTGCTAACTCTTTGTCATCCAACAACAGCAACGTCAGAGCCATTACGCTTGGGTCGAGTACAGTTACTTTAACAACTGGTGGTACAGTTGTAAACCTAACAAGTACCAATTTTACATTAAACGCTGGTACATCAACAATTAGCCTTACGGCAACAGCTAACGCCACGGTATCTGCTCCGGGCCTTAGTTTATACAACGTAACCTATACAGCTACAACTGCAAATGGGTTAAGTTCAATCTCTGCCGCAGGGTTTAATAATTTAACCCTATCGGCTCCAACTACAGCAGGGTTTATAAATTACCTATTTAATTCAGATACTGTAATTGCTGGCACTTTAACTTGTGCAGGCGCTACCGCAGTCCGCCGCATCTTTGTCCAGTCAGGCACCCTCGGCAGCACCCGTACCCTGACCGTTGGCACCCTATCCGCTACTGACTGCGACTTCAGAGACATCACGATAGCCGGTACTGCTGCTGGATCATCTCCGACTCGCGCAGGAGACTGTGGTGGGAACTCTGGGATCACGTTCCCTGCGGCTAAGACGGTTTACTGGAACCTCGCAGGGACTCAGAACTGGAGTGCTGCGGCATGGGCACCCTCGTCAGGTGGAACGCCTAACATCAACAACTTCCCGCTTGCCCAAGACACGGCGGTGTTTGATAACACAGGCAGCGTGACGGGGACGATTACGATTGATCAAGCGTGGAACATAGGCACGTTTGATGCATCCGCACGAACAAGTGCGATGACAATTAACTTCGGAACGAGTACGGCGTTTTATAAAGACATAAGTTTAGGCAGTGGCGTAACTACTACAAACCCTGGTTCAATCGTAATTTTGGGCTTCAATAATACAACAACTATTACCTCTAATGGCAGGTCGTTCACTAATGATGTAAGTTGTAACAAAATAAATGGCACTTTAACCTTTGCAGACGCTTTTACAACAGATAGAATTTTCAGTCACAGTAATGGCACAATTGATGCTGGTTCATATAATATTACCTGTCTTCAATACAGCAACTCCGGTGCGAGTGCAAACACATTAAAAATGGGGTCCGGTACATGGACTATAACAGGTACTTTTACGTGCTGGAACATGAGTAACACAAATGTCAATTTTTACAAAGGTACCGCTAACATTGTTTTTTCAAATACCTCCACTTCTGCTCGTACCTTTGAGGGCGGCGGCTACTCGTACAACAAACTCACTATTGGCGGAACGACGGGTACATCAACCACAACCATTAGCGGAAACAACCAATTTACCGAGCTTGCCAGCACTAAAACCGTCGCGCACACCATCGCGCTTGCTGCAACCGGCCAGACTTTCGGCAAGTGGTCAGTCACCGGCACTGCTGGGAACGTCGTCACCCTGACCGGCACAGGGACGGCGCACGTTATTGCTGGCGCGTGTACCTCTGGGATTGACTACCTTGCGATGGGCAGCATTGGCTTTTCAGCCTCCTCCCCCGGTGAGTTCTACGCTGGAGCCAATAGCACAGGGACTGCCGGTGCGCCGGTCTATCGCACAGCCAAGCCTGCTGATTCGACGCGCTACTGGGTCGGTGGCACGGGCAACTGGTCTTCAACAACCAAGTGGTCTACCTCGTCAGGCGGCGGCTCAGGCGCATCTATTCCTCGCAGCCATGATGATGTCGTGTTCGACTCGGCATCCAACGCAACTGCGTATACGGCTACGGTTGATTTCGTTACTGGTGGGAACCGCTGCAAGTCCCTGACCATCTCTGGCCCAGCATCAGGGAACGTGACACTTACAGGCACTCAACAACTGTTTATC